GATACCTTGTTCCATACGGTTTCCCTACGAGCAGTGGATATCCTGTCCTCGTCATTACACACGTCATCAAGAATTAATACACCAGCACGTTGTCCCGTAGTTTGGGTGAGTACGGCATACGCCTCATAAGTAGGGTTACCAGTACGGTTTCTACTCTTCACAATTATGCGTTGGGTCGAACCAGTGTCGGTGCGGTCAAACTCAACAGGGTTGAAGTTGTGTTCCCTGCACCAGTAACGGTACATATCACTCTGAAACAAGGCTCTTAAGGATAATATTCTCTTTGTTGAGATACCACCGTCAGCAGATACTATAAGGGTTTCTAGCTCGTGTTTACGAGTGGTCATATACGCTGACAAGCCAATGGGGACTTGTTGCGACTTACCCGTGTTGTAGGGTGCACGAATCAACCCATTGAGACGGGCGTTCATGGATAAGGCTTGCTGCTCCCAGTCATAGATACCCTTCTGCATCGTGTGATGAATCTGAGCTTGGGTAACCTTGAACCCATCTTGGTCAGCTAAACAGTTTTCGATAAAAGAATTACGCAGGTCTAGCGAGTCAGGGGGTGGCTCGTGTCCTACTATGTTGACTAATAAGTCTGACCAATTATTCTTTTTCTGTTTTTGGCTCATAAGCTCGTTTGCACAGTGTGCACTGTACCTCGCACCGCTTACCAGTAGATACTTGCCCCACACATTTAAATATGCGTGCTTTGTTTTTTAGGGGTACGGGCTTAGGTATAAAGTTTTCTTTCATTTCAGGAAATATGTAGCGTTTAATGTTATTTGAGTTTGAGTCGTTCATTCTCTTTCTCTAAGAATTCGACTTTAATCCTTAACGCAGATACTTCCTCTGTTAGCTTTAATATTTGACTTCGCAACTCATCCTTTTCATCAGATGAATCTTCTAATAAGTTCTCGAGGTTACGAACCCTGTTCTTTAGGTCGTCACGATACTGAATCGTGTCGCTATTATTGGTTTCGTTTTCTCTTTGCTCAGCCTTTATTTTAAGCCTAGCTTCAAAGAACTTCCAGACCCCAGCGGAGCCCAGTACGGTTGCGAGCGTAATAACAATTTGCGTAATGTTATCCATTTTTGTTTTTATATATTTTTTCTCTCGATAATCTGGACATACTACCGAAAGCAGCTATTATAAATAAGAACCACCCGTAGTGTGTTGGACTAGGGAAGCCTATAGTTACAAGATACATAACCGCTGACGCTAGGTACACACCTAGACAAATCATAGAGGCTCGCACTCTACAATCTATCTCGTCAGAAGCAACGCAAATTATTTGATGGATACCCGACACAGCAGGTATCAAAGAAAGAAACAAACCAGTGCCAATCTCCATGCTCAATGCAAATGGAACCATAAAGATATTAGCCAGCGCAAGGATAATCTCCGTTGGTTGATTGTCAGAGTACATCCATACCTGACGTAGGCGTAATAACTTCATCTTCATTAAGAACAGATTGAGTTGCAGATTGTCGATGATAGGTCTGTCGTTAAGGAGTTACAGGATGCGCTTAAGATAAAGCACTCTATAAACTCGGTCAATACGACAATGCACATCGGTACTAACTTTTTCATAAAACCTCGTAGTCCGCTTCGATTGCTTCCATACGCTGAGCAAACTCTTTTAGCTGGTCTAAGTTCAAGAAGTCCTGAAGAACCTGAAGGGTCTGCTCCCTGAGCTTGTTCTTATATTCAATAATAATGGTCGGCTCATTACTCAGCTCTTTACGGACATCATGCAAATCCTTCATTATCTTACTTAAGTCCTTCGGGTGGATTTCATCTAGGTCAGGATGGTTCTCTAAGAGCGTAGTTATCTTAATGAGCATGAACTCTACTTTAGCCGACATCTTCTCTTTTCGCTCTTCTAGCGTCCCAATGAACTGAAGAGTGTTACGGTACTGCTCAAGGTCTTTTAGGAGCTCTGGGTCAAACTTTGAGCGTGCTACAACGTCCTTGGCTTGCTCACGTATTATTATCTCTTCATCAAGGTTTTTTCTCTGAGCCTTCCAATTGTAAATAGCTTGCCTTGACACGCCCCACTTCTCGGCAACCTTTGACACGTTACCCATCACCTCAATCTCCCTCAGAATAGCCACTTTCTCTTCAGGGCTAAATTCGTTAGTCCCAGCCTTTCTCTTTGACATACTCTATAATGGATTCTATGCGGTTATATATATAATTAGGCAGCTTATCAGACATTGATGGTATTCCGTGCAAGCACTCAATCACCACCTTAATCTCCTCCATCAGCTCCTCTTTGTTCTCAATCTTCGACTTCTTGTGCCACGTCATTACGTAGAAATTTATTGTAGTTTACAAAGCCTACGTAAAAATACGTATAAAAGCAAGTAGTATTACGTAAAAATCCCTAATTGACAAGGTTTGGTGGAAATTTAGTTTTTGCGGGGGAATTGGTATTCCGTACCCCATCTCACCTGATTTAACATAGTACCCCTATCGAATAAAATATTTTTTTTCTCAACTGTCTTATTTCTGAGAGTGAGCTTCATATTTGCTTTGTAAGGCTTTATCTTTAATTAAAGCGTATCAATACAAGGGTAAAACAGTTTAAAGCCCTTAGAGCTAAAATATAGGCTTTATATCGGTATTAAATAATATATTTAAACCCTACAAAATAAAGCCAAAAAAATACCCCTACTCAAAAGAATAGGGGTGTAAATGGTTGACGGTTTTTCGGGGTTGCTTAGGGTGGCTAGATATGAAAAAGACCACCCAACAAACTACCCCCCAAACAAGTGCCGTAATATATGCCACGCAAAATAGAGCGGGCAAAATATTATGATTGTTTTTTCTGTCATTAGATAAATACGCTTTATTGTTTCCATTGGTTTATCCTTTTTGTAGTGTGTTAAATACTTTGTTTGTTGCGTCATATTCGCTTTTATATAAAGCGTCTTTTAATTGCGTTGGATTCAACCTTTCCAAATCGCTTATTCTCTTTTGATTCGAATTGCGTTGGCTATTCATTTCTTTCAATTCATTGTGAACCATTTCAGCCAATTCTATTTGAGTCAACTTAAAATACTTGCGTTGTTGTTTTATATCCATTTCAATTCCTTTGCTATGGTTTGTGTTTCTTTGTAGGGTATCGTATGACACCCTATTTTAATAGTACCATTTTCGGTAATTTTGTTTAATGTGTATTGCATTACTCTTAAATGCTTTTCAAATGGTTTGCCCATTTGTTTACAAGTTTGGGCAATGTTAAACAACACCTTTGCTTCTTGTAAATTGGTATATTTTATTCCTTTGCTTGTTTCAATGGTTTCACCCTTTAAACGCAAATACGTTGCGTTCGTATTTAAATAATCACATTCAAACGCTTTAAACGCTTTTATTTGTTTGGCTTCTTTTTTCTTTTTGCGTTCGGCTTCGTTTGCTAATCGTTGTTTGTGGGCTTCTATTTGATACGGGCTAAAATATAGGGTTTCTATTTGATTGCTGTCATATCCATTGTAAATGGCTTTTCTTGCTTTACCTGTTAAAAGATGTTTGCATTTAAAAGCATTCGCAAACGTTTCTAAATTGCTAAGCAATGAAACAAGTTCGGGCAAATAGGTATATTTTCGGGCGTTTATGTGTTTGCTTGCTGTTTCAGTTATTTGACGTTCAAACCATTCTAAAGAGTCTTTTATAGCTCTTTTTGTTGGCTTGCCATACGTAAAATATTCGGTAATGTCTAAAGGGCAATAAATTATATTCATATGAGAAACAGCCCGCCAAACATGGCTAATGTGTTTGGCTGTCGTATTTGAATAGTTTTTCAAAGTAAAATATACTGTTTCACTTTCGGGCGTTGGAATATGAGCTATTCCGAAATGATACCCGTAACTGTAAATGGTTCGGCTTCTGTTTGCGTTATGCTCATAAAATAAATTAGAGCCATTTAAGCCCGTTTGTGAATTGTGAGCAAAATTGTGAGCTACTGTTGAATTGTTCATTTTATTCCTCTTCTTTTTTTTCGGTTTCGGTTTCTATCCATTCATAATGGGTAACGGTTACCCATTCGCCAATACTGTTAATTATTTCATATTCAATCGTTTCAAGTTCCATAATTATTACCCGTTTATTATTTGCTTTAATGATTCTGAGAGGTTAGCTCTAATCATATTTGATGATTCTACCAAACCTAAACACATAGAAGCTTTATTTTTTTTGGTTTCTTTTTCGGTAGCTTCTAAAGTTTCATTCAATAGACTTAATATACTTATCTGTCTATCAATGTATTTTTTGATTCTGTTAGTATTCTTTTCGGTTTCTCTTTCTAAATGTGACATTTTGTATTCCTTTTTATTTGTTATTGTTTTTGTATTCGTCAATTCTCTTATCTATGCTTTTCAAGCTTTTACGGTTTAAATACCAAAAGCTGAACGGATAAAAACCAATTAAAATAATTGTTGCTATTGTCTGTCCTATCAATTCAAGTAATTCCATTTGTATTCCTTTTTATTTTTGGGTAAAGCCTTCGGCATTGTGTATCGAAGGCAATTCAATATAAACAATTTCTAACAATATTCAATAAACAATATTCTTTTTTTTCTAAGGGGTGAACATATATATATGAAACCCGCGCGAATACAAAAATAAAAGCAAAATAAAAAATATTTATTTTTTTTTGGTATTGTCATTTTGTTTTACTATTAGACAGAATGACCTACACATATATGCACATATGTATCAAAACACTGTTTTTAAAATACTTAGGTAGGATAAGCCAATTTTTTCTGAGATGGGGTACGCAAAAAATTT